TCTCCAGCCTGCACTCTGCGTACCGTAGCCGGTGACAGTGAAAGGAACTTCACTGCGCTGTCCAGCACTGGGCAGTTTGGTATAACAGCCTGTTTCTGTGCCTGTCCACCAACCGCCTTTACCAAGTTAAGCGGCTGCACAGTAGCCAGATTCCCGCTGACCGCTGTAACCTTTGCAAAAAATCCTGTATGTACCTGCAAAAGGGCCTGTTCGATCATGCCCTGAAACACAGTTCCTTTCATCCTATCACCCTACCTTCGCGCCCAGTTTTCTGAGCATTTCCAGATTTTGTGCCGCAGTACCGGAATACCCTTGGATTCCAAGCTGATCAGCCAGCGTTTTCCGGTAAGCATAGGAACTATCTGCTCCTGCAGATTTTAAGCCGTCTACAATAGATACTCCGCTGTAGCCCACCAGGTTTGGAAGATTGGAAGTTGTTGTCTCATCTTCTGGAGTTTCTGCTGCTGCAGGGCATTCAATCGCCTTGACCTTTGTCAGGAAATCTGTGCCATCATATGTATGGCTGCCTTCCCGGACACGGTACACACCGGTAACATTGCGGCTCTGCACATGGATCAGACTGGCTGTTGTAATGCGGTGCTGTAAAAGCATGGTCATTTCATAGCCTTTTACTGTGTCTTTAAAATCCTCTGCGGTCTGCTCCTCTTCAAATTCTGACAGACTCAATAGACCGGTATCCGAAGATAAAGTAAAATCCAGGCCATCACCATCCAGGATGTGTCTGGCGTATATCTGCCCTTTACAGATGTACGCTGACACTCCGCATACCTTTGCATACTTCCGGATATTTTCCATAAGCCCGCCATCCACAGTAGACTTATCCTTATATGTGTGGTCACGCTTAGGCGCAAATACCGCAACCGGAATGCCAACCTGACTGATCAGATCCTGTAAAATTTTACTGGCTTTTGTTCCTTTAGCATATGATTTACTTTTTAATTCACGTTCTTTCAGAACAGCCTGATCGATAGCATAAATCTCTGTCACCCTGTCATTACCCGAATAATATGACCGCACTTTTGATATAATTCCCGAAAAAATGATTCCAGTATCGTCCCCATATCCTGCTGTTACAGAAATCTGCGCATCCCTTTTTATGTTCTGGATCGTCGTGTCTGAAATATTGTAAACAATAATTTCTGCCTCATCAGCTTCTGTATCATCATCAAAAGGAATATCAAACTCACAATCAAGTTCTTCATTGTCAATGGTAATATCTCCAATTTTAATGGTCACTGTATGATGATATAAACCGCTTGTGTCTGCCTGTTCTGTCTCCAGTATAATTTCACTTTCCAGATGGCGTATGGACTCCACGATTCTGGAATCCAGGTCTCTGCCCGTACCTTTTATTACAAAACTCTTTTTCATCAGCATCACTTCCCGTTATCAATGGTTAAAAACACGGTTTCTCCGAAATTATCCCAAGTCACGTTATTCTCCTGACCAGATTCGTCCAATGGCACAATGTCTAGCACAGGGAATTTCCCTGCTTCATACACCTCCTGGAACAGGGGCACTCCATAGATAAGCGGCTCTGCATAACATAAAACCACACCGTCCCGATAAAGACTCACAGTAAAAAGATCCGCCTGTCGATTATAGGCGAACCTCATATTGAATTTTTCATTTCCAAGGGCAATATTAAAACCATAAGGGATCTGATCTTTTTTTACTACAATTCTATCTTTCACATCTGCCTCCTTATGGTATGGTTAAAATCTGACCAGGCTTGATCTTATTTGGGTCAGACAAGATATTTCTGTTGGCGTCAAAAATCTTCGGATATGAAGCACCACTTCCGTAATAGGATTTTGCAATACTCCATAAAGTATCTCCATGTTTCACCGTATGTGTCTTTACAGCTGATGTGCCCTGCGCAGATGCTTCTTCTACCTGCTGATCAGAACTGCTTCCGCTGCCAGCAGAATATGGACTGGAAGCAATCCGGATTTCCTTCAATTCCGCCGAAAACGTACAGCCACCCCTGACAGAGCCAGTGTGCGTGGTAGTAAACTTCGTGAGCAGCGCCGATGAGAGAATGTTAATTCC